CCAAGAGCTCCAGCAAGAGCTTGATACCTTCATGGCTACTTACCCTCTTCCTACCGTATCCTACCGTATCCTACCTCCTTACTCCCTGCTAAGTATGCGGTTATCTCCCTGTGTGCTCCCTGTGTGCTCCCTGTGTGCTCCCTGTGTGCTCCCTGTGTGCTCCCTGCTGAATACGCGGATACTTCCTGTGTTCTTTCCAAGGGTGCAAAAGCGAGCATATGGGGAAGAAACGCTGGGTCAGGGGTGAGTATCCCCAAACAATTCCGTATCAAAATTCGACTTTTCGCTTCTAGCACGGATTCTACCCAGTGAGCTCCCTGCCTGCTCCCTAGGTAGAATCCTGCTTCGACCAAGGCCAGCCCAAGGGTTCGACCCGAGAACTCAGCGCTGGAAACAGCCGAGAATTTTCTTCTCAATACGTGAAGCAAACTGCACATTGCGTAGAATGCGCCTAGAATGCGCTAGGATTGAATTTCCTGCCAAGGGTAGGCAAGGGTATTCCCCGACCCTAGAAACGCAATCCTAGGCCAAAATAGAGCCCTTCCTGACGATTCCTAGTGAATTCTGCTGACCGCAATCGTAACTCAGGGCTATTCTCGAAGTTACCCACGGCGATTCAGTCGGTCTGTATTGCGGTCAACACCCTGACGTAAGCGCTTGGTTCTTTCCTGCAGTTTTATTACTGCTTTCGTGAGCAAATCCATGCTCTTGCTGTACACCCAGAGAGCCCATAGCGTAAGGAATACGCCCACAAAATTCACCACAAGAATCAACCAAAATACCTTTTCAGCTTCTGGCATAATTATCTCCGTTTTATTATCCAGTAAAGAAAATAATAAATCCCCTGAAAGCCCCGATACATAAGTATTTCAGAGGATTTGTACAAGACTTATATTAATAGTAACCCTAGTTACCACCTTTGCCTTCTGAGTTCTTTTCTAAAGTATTTGTAGATTCAAGCATTTTATTATCGTACTGAAACAATGTTTTCGAGATACGCAATAAATGTTTGTGCTTGTTCTTACAATCTTCCAAGGCCAAGGCATTAGCGTATAGCACTCTGAGTACTTCCTGTGCTTGCGTACCCTGTAGCTTCTGAGGGTCTTTGCAAGGGATAGTCAAGGCATATGGTAGGCCAACCTTACTTACCTTCGCTTGTACCTCTACCGACGGTTGAGTTGTACTTGTGCATGAACTCAGAAGGAAAGCACTCAACAGACCCAGCAGGGATACTACCAAGAGCTTGCACTTCTTTAGCGCTTTCAACAGTTTTTGCATTCGTTTGTTCCTTTGCTAGTTCATAATACATCTGCGCCTTCTGATTAGCAGCCAGCAGTTCTGCTTCGTGCTTCTCTTGGGCTTCCTTAATAGCTTTCTCATACGCATTTGTAGTTACCTCTACGCCTGCAGCATAGCCAGCTTTGTACTGCTTCTGAACCTCATTGCTATAGCTGCTGTACATCAGGAAAATCAGCCAGACTGTCGCAGTAATTGCTACTAAGCATATACCGCCGAATAAACAAATCTGACGAGCACGCCCTGATAAGCCATTCCAGATTGCGTTTGGGATAGGGAACATCATTCAGCTCCTTCATTCTCAATCATACAAGTCTTGTAACGCCATTGCTGACGTTTCCAGACACCAGCGCAGCGCTTGTCCTTGCTGCAGTCCATACCGCCTGCGAACTTATAACGCAACAGGGCACGGCAGGCATTGCGGTAATGCTCTGGGCGTGTCTCCAATGGTTTGTTTGCAGTCAGCAGGAGCTCACGGCGCATACTGCTCTTTGCCCAAGTAGCTCTGCCGAAGTTGTACACGAAGTCCAAGTAAATATCAAACTCACGCTGCGTAAGCTCAACATTTGGCAAGGAAGCAATCAGGAACTGCTCGTCCTTGGCTGCATGCCACTTGGAAATATGCAAGGCTTCTTCGTGCGTAATTGGTGCATCGGTGAGCTTAACCTTAGAGCCATTACGGAAGTCAGGCGGATACTGCGTACTACCAATACCAATGGTAGGGACACCGACAGAATCCTTGTAAGGCTTCAGTACCTCACCTTCCCACTGCACCTTGCTGTGATAATAAAAGAGGCTACCAGCGAGGGTAGCCACTATTAGTTTATGTCGTAGTTGCATTAGTGCTCCTTAGTAGAATCGTCTTGAAGTCTGTTCAACTTCAGTTTCAATTCCACTTCAAATAGCTTTTGTTGACGGCGTTCTTCTTTGAGTTTGAAGTACCACGTAACACAAAGACCCAGCACCGATGCTAACGTACCGATAATAAGTAACCAGTCCTGTTGCGCTAACCAAGCAGCAAAGGATACGGTTGTACCACCGTACATCATTTCTTGTGAACCTTTCATTGTCTTCCCTAGTATTATAATATTAGTTAGATACGCCTACCGCCCCAACGTCTATGCAGATTCACTGCACCAAGGTCAGGAGCCCCAGAGCCATGTCCAAGAGGAAACCGCAGGAAATCTGCAGCAGCCTCAGCAGCACGTCTCTCAGCAGCTTTGTTCTCGTCAATACCCAAGAGCTTACCGAAGTGCGCTACAAAGGCTTGCAAGCAGTCAGCACGGTCATCATGTGCTAAGCTGTTGCGGTCATAGGTAATATCCGTGAGTTGACGGAATAAACTGAATTGTTGACGTTTGCTCTCTGGTTGAGCCAAGCAGTACAGCCAGTCATCATCAATAGCCTGCTTATGTACTACCAAGCGATGCCTGCGTACAACAGGAGCGATAGTGTCGATGATTCGGCGTTCCTTCTGTCCAGTAACATAATAGTCCTGAACACCTATATCGGCTTTCGCTGTACGAATACAGTTCTGCATCAAGGCTGTAGCCGTACCATGACCCATGTTTCGTTCCAAGTACATAACACGCACTCGGTAGTCCTGAGCCAGTTTAATGAGCTTATGGCAGTTCTCTTCAGTGAAACCACCAGCAAAGCCACCTGTAGTAAACAGATGCAAATAACCAGCAGCCTCAGCACCAATACAGAATGCCACTTCATCACCGCCTGAACCAGCAGGGTCAATGAACATACTGGCATTTGTGAAGGGTACAAAGTTCGTACTGGTTTGCACTGCTTGCACAAACAATTCATTCAAGCACGCACTATTGCTATGCTTCACGGCTAAGCGTGGGTCTGAGCTCCAATGGATAACGTCAGGCGCATAATCCACGCCAGTATGCACAACAGGCATATCCGTAACGTTGATGCGCTGGCGCATAAGGTCAGAGAGCATTGTGTCCAGCATGTACTGCAGGGCGTAACCCTCAGCACCGTAGTCCAGTTCCTTAGCCTGCAGTGTCTCTTCTGAGAACAACTGAGGGTCAACTGGCTTACCACGCTGGCCACTGATGCCACCGCCTGTACCCAATGAAGGGTCGGCTTCCAGTGCTTCCAAGATAATCGGCGCGAGTTCATCACGGCGGTAGCGCTGTAGCTCTTCGCTGTTTGGATAGCGTGAAGTCCAGATACGGATTTGGAAGCCACGGCTACGCAGTTGCTTGTACACACTGTCCTTGGTTTGTGGTGTACCCAAATACAGAATCTTACCGTGTGAACAAATCGCTGAGAACTCTTTGGTCAAGAGCGCCAGTTGCTCACGCTGTACTTGGGTCATACTGTTCTTCTGGGTTTCCACATCGTCAGGAATCAGAAGGTCGGCACGTGCACCCTGCAAGTTCGCTGTTACGCCCATACAGGTTACACTGGCGGATTTATCCACACCGCGCAGACTGTAGTGCACGTCATAGCTTTCTGTACTGAAGCGGTCACCTGCATTCGGGTCGGCACGCAGCCAGCACAAAAGATTCCACTGTTGAATCAAGCGCACAATCATGCGTGCCACGTCCGAAGCCTGACGAGCACCAGCAGAGACAACCAGAATACGCGCAGAGTTGTTGCGGATAAGCGTCCAGACGGCGTACAGCGCAGCCAGCGTAGATTTCGCTTGACCACGCTGAGCCTGCACCATGGCTTTGTCTGGGCATTCCTGCATGTACTTGGCAATATCCAGTTGCACTGGTGTGATAGGGAATCCCAAGAACTGCATACCAAGCTCAGCAAACTCCAAGAAGTTCTCGAAGGTTGTACTGAACATGATACTGAGCTCTAGGCGCTCCTGCATTGGAATGTCCGTAGGGTTATCACGCCAGCGCAAACAGCGAGTATTCAGAAGCTCTAAGCGTTTGATAGTCAGTTCTGAAATCATAAGCTATCTCAAGAGAGTAAATGCTGTAGGGATTGCTGTGGTTCAGCTTTAGGCTTGACAACAGGCTCACCATCGGTTTCCTTGAGAGCTTCTTTAGCTTCACGAAGTACACCGAGGGCTTTGGCTTTCTTGTCTTGCTTGAGTTGATTCCAAGCATCACTCATTGCAGCCAGTTCTTCATCAGAGCTTTCCGCAGTGATACCGTTGTTTTTGAGGAAGGTCATGACTACAGTCTTATCTGCTGCAGACATTGGGATACCTTCCGCATTGTTCAGGTAGAACTCCAGTTCATCTAAGAGGAGCTTAGTGAATCGCTCGTGGAGTGTTCCGAGGCTTTTCTTAGTTGCTGCCATTTCTCATAAATTCCTTTAAGGTGCCAGAGGTTACGTGAGGACACTACGTAGTAAGAGATACGCCATACATCAGTAGGGCGGAAGGCGGTAACGCGATAGTGTTCCCTATTAGGTGAGGCTAGTCCAGAACTAGACCAAGGCACAGCACGTGCACTAGAATCACGCTCTCCTAGGGGATATATACTAGTATCTGCTGTTATACCTAAAGTGGCCAGTACAGTATCGGGGCTAGGCGAGATACGCGTAGTATAACTTGGGATATAGATGTAAGAAACTTCAACGTAATCCGCGATACCATACCTAGGGTATATACCATTGTCAGTTTCGTCCCCACCTTCTGCCAGATAGTCGCGTGTATGCAATAATATGCGGTGACCTGATACAGGGTCATTTTCATACATATCAGGTACAGGTGCATAAGGTACATCAAGTAAATCAACTGCATCTTGAGGTGTATGCACAGCATTATGTGAAGCAAAACCGAGCGCAGAGATACGACCAGTAAGCCCACGACTATGGTAGGGGGTCGCAGATGAGTATAATACACCCTGCTTAGTTTGAGCCCAACGGTATGAACGCACACGCGTATCCATGTAGTTACTAAGAACTCGTGAATCCCCACGCTCAGTAGTTGTCTCTATAGCATCTTTAGTGGATATGTGATAAATGTCCTGATAATCCCTATTAGTATCCTTGTTGTAGGTAATAGGAATAGTCTCTACAAAGTGCGTACCAATATAGCTCGGGTAGCTCTTACCACGAGCCATGAACGCATAGTACTGCTGACCACGGAACGTACCCAGAGGCACACGTAAATATACAGCATTCCGCATGTACGCACGAAGTTCGCGCCCTGTACTAGGTACTTCTTGAATATCGCACAAGGACACTTCTTTGACCTGCACATTGTTCTTGAAACCCTTAGAAGGCTCACGCCAATCCAACCAGTAGTCCTGCGGATAGTTGTAAATCATACCACGGCGAACCTGTAGGGCTAAACCATCAACAGGATTCAAGTCCACGAAGTACTTGTCGGAGACCTTAGCGTTGTAAGGGAACGTAGCCATGAAGGTATCAAGCTCTTGCTGGAGCTCTTGGGAGCGCTCGTAGTCTCGCCAGAACATACGCAGCTTCTCATCAGTCCACTTCCAAGTATTAATCTCGGCATCATAGATAGGTTCATAATGATGCTCGAGGTCATGCGGAAGCAGTACGTGCCGAATAGGTGCAAATAGGTCATGATTCAGAATACTCAAATCCATATTAGGCATCCACTTACACTGCCGTACTGGGTACACCTTGTCCTTCCAGACACGTAAAGCAGTAGGCTCTTGCTGGATACGATGCAACAAAGCCCCTAAGCGAATTAACTCAGGGGCTTCGGCATTCGCATCAGGTGTAACGCGAGCAATCAGCACTCGACCTACGAATCCATCGGGAAGAGCAATGCGCTGACTATCCACGGTGCGGATTTGTAAACGCAGGTGCTCAAGGGTATCCCAGATGGCTTCACCAGTGAGTAGCCACTTGCTTACAGTATCCGTAACCAAGGTGGATTCCACGGTAGTGATGTCGTAGGCACGCAGAGCATCAGAGTACTGCATGGCAGGGCTTACAACCACGGTAGTGCTATCACCTTCGGCGATGTCTAATACAGTGTAAGTACGCTGATGCTCACGTGTGTACTCAGCAGGTGTATAACGTAGGTCTTTTGTTTGCATTACATGGATTCCTCTCGGTAATCTACAGCCCAGTAGCTTTCTTCCTGCATCGTTTCAGTGTCTTCTTGTGTTACCCATTTGAGGATAGAGTTCTTACTATCCGTATAGGTAGGCAGACCTTCCTTCAGATACGCAGGTGTATCCTCGGCTATAACATATTTAGTGATAGGTGCAATAGCAGGATAGTTACCGAACTTATTACGTTGATAACCATAAGCAGTCATGTTGTCGCTGACACTTCGGGCACGGTAACGTGGAAGTTGTGTACTGGCATGTACAGGTACAATATTGACACCTTGGTCTGCAGCAGCAGGAACAGAAGATTCTGACTCAGGCTCAGGGCGTGCAGGGGACGGCTCAACAGGTGCTGGCTCTTCACGATGCTCAGGTGGTGGCTCAGGGCGTGCAGGCTCTGGAGCAGACGGTTCAGGACTAGGCTCTTCCTTCGGTGGTTTAGGCACTGGTGGGTCGGATTGTGGTGGCTCTTCCCTTGGAGCAACCTCTTTAGGATTATCAGCCTTTCCATCAGGTTTCGCTTCAGCAGTACCAAGGTTCACAAACCATTTATAGACACCAGTCTCGGCCTCAGCAGCATAGCTGATACTGTAACCGTTAGCATCTTTGGACACTTCCTCGAATCGACCATTAGGACTATTACTTGGAAGCACCGTGGTTTGTTGACGTGGAAGCACCGCGTAATACTTACCAGCTTTGTCCTTAGTATAGCCAGCAGCATCTAACTCAGCAGCTAATGGTTTCTTACCGACAGCAGCTTCATAGGACACAAACTTAGTACCTTGATTGGTAACACGCAGTTGTGTATCCACGTTGGATATTGTCAAGTACCCATTACTGTCAATCTGCTGATTGCGCTTGTTGGTCTTGAATGGTGCTTTACCGAAGATAATCGGCACGCCATTGTGGATATATGCAATAGTATAACCTTGGGTTTGCAGGTGCTCAGCCGTAGGGACAGCTTGAGTTTCTGTATCCATATCAGGCTCTGGCTTAGGTTTCGGCTTAGGCTCTTCTGAACCTGTATTTGGTTTCTCAGGGTCAGTATCAGGGACGACTTGCTTATCTTCCACAATACCGCCATTGTATGTACCATCACGCACTACGTCAGCATGAATGAACTTCACTTCACAAAGCTCTTGCTGCAAGTACAGCAGTTGATGGTACAGCAGGTTCAAGTGCTCTTGCTTGAGCACACGGTTAGGCGCAGGTTGCACCAGCAACTTGTCCATAGGTGTAGCACGGCGTAGGCAGTATGTACCTGATGGGAAACCTAAGGATTTCAGGAAGGCAACAAGGTCAACTTCCACTACACCCATAGGATTCACAACTACGCGCTCAATAGTTTCCTCAGTAATCGCAGGCAAACCTTGCTTCTTGCGTTCAGCAGCAATATGCTCAAACAGAGTACGTGCAATACCAGTCCAACCGACGTTGTTACGAGTACGCCGCCCAGAGCCGTCTTCGATAGTTACTGCTGCTTTAGGGTCAGGTTGCTCCCCAGCAGGGTTTACTGCAGGGTTTGCAGGCTGCTCAGTAGGTTTAGGTTCAACCTTTGCAGGCATACCTTTATAAATGTATTTAAGTGGTTCGGGCAAGGCTAATACAGGACTAGCCCAGTACACATTGAGACCGCCAGTCAACAGCACATCTGAAGCAGCAAGAACAGGAAGGCGGACTACCGCAGTAGCCTCTTCGCCTTCCGTGTACTCAATGCGAACCATACTTTGAAACTGAGTTAGTTTCATTCATCGTTCTCCAATGATTTCATAAAGCCAGCAGCTTGATTGATGATTGTCAAACCAAGTAACGGCGTAGGGTCTGTGAAGTCATACACTTGAAGCTCACTATCAGGGTTGCTTACCTTACGGAAGAACTGATTCATTTTCTGCAACGGACTGAATACAGCAGCACCACGCGATTGCCCAGAGTTCACTAGGCTATCAATAGCGATACCGAAGTAACCCAAAGCAGGGGCTTGCTGAATACTGCCTGCATAGATGTTGTCGTCCCAGGGCTTGCCGTTGGTAACGTTCTTCGCTGCAGCCAGTACAGGGGCAATAGCACCAGACCAGAACAACAAAGTAGCAACACCGCCTAAACCATCTTGGTTATAGGACTTACGTAGAATCTTCTGATGACCAGCCATAGCAAAGCGCATGAAAGGAAACAGCACCTTACCTGTACTGGTATGCTCAATAAACGCAGGGGCTTCACCAGCCTTCACGGTCAAAGCAATATCATCAGAAGCATTAATCAGCAGTTGCTGTGCCCTAAGGCTAACGTCAGCGTCCCACTTATTAATTGCATTACCATGCTTCTTAACCTCAGCAAGAATCTTCTGCATATCCTTCTCGGTAGCACCAACCTTCATCAGGAACTCTCGCTGATGCTTACTACCCTTAGCAGCAGCAATCAAAGCATCTTCATAGGCACTAGCCGTGGCGTTCACAAGGAATCTACGGATTGCCTCGGAAGTATTCAGGTGCATAATACTTTGGCCAGTCTTGGCAATGTAGTTATGCGCTGTGTCCACTGGGATAGCATGGTTGTCCTCGAAGTGCGTAACGAAGTACCGAATACGTTCATGCGCTGTACTTGTACCAACGAGCACGTCCTTCAGGCGCTGGGCATCTTCAGGTGTGTACTTACTGATTGCATGGAACAGACTAGGCAGATTCTTGACCATGCCTTTGGCAGTGCGCCAGAAGCCTAAGCGCTGAATAGCAGTACTAGTATCCGCAATCGCTGCAATACCAGCATTCTGTAGAATCCAGGCACTAGCAGCAGTACTGGCACTACGCAGGAACTCAGGTGTGTTCTCACCGACACTTTGACCTAGCAATTGCTGACGTACATTCTTCAGGAAATCACGCACCTCGGCTGTACTGTGTCCAGCAGGGGCAGTATCCTGAATCTTAACGAACAGATTGTCCACGTCCTGCACGGACATACCATAGTGCATCAGACCAGCACGGTGTGCCATCTGGCGGTTGTAAGACATAAGCTGTGTACTGATGTCGTTATCCACGAAGTCAGCTAAGCTGTATGCTTTACCGTTGTGCACAATAGTCTTACCGAAGTCCCACGTATTACGAGTACGTAGGTTCTTATGCCCTTGCTGAGTTTGCTTGTGCATAATGCGGTCAACAATGCTATCAACCTTACTACCTTCAACACCACTGTTCAGCAGCACTTCAGCAATAAAGTCCCGAGTAGCACCTACTGGCATGTGCTCAGTAGCCTGCATACTGGTCTTCTGGGTTTGAATGAAGCGCTTACCGATGCTCTCGGCATCACGTCCATAAGAAGCCAGTGCAGGGAATCGTTCCAGCACGTCATCACCAATGAACTTAGCAAGTACCTCTTCAGGTAAGCCCTCGTCCATAGCACGGCGCATATTAGCATATGACCATTGCAGTGGCATGTACGTACCCTTACCTTCAAGGAAGTCTTGAGGTAACAATCCAGTGCGCTTCAGTTGCTGTTCCCAGAACTTAGCGAAGCCACTGTCAATGTACACGTGCATGGCATTAGCAATACCCTTGTTCGGGGCAAGCTCGTCAATCAGACTAGCCAAGTCCACCTCTGTACCAAGGGAAGCAGCTTGGCGTTCTGCTTGGTACAACTTCAGGCGCAAATCGCTGAGGTCTTTCTGAGCAGCACGCAAGGCTTTAATCTGGCTATTGTGATTCCACGGCAGAAGCTGAGTGAATCTACCTGTACCACCATAGTACTCTTGAGCAGCTTTACCCAAGGCATCGTCCAAGGCATTCAGTCGCCACTCACCATGACGGCTCAACAGACTGGCATGCGTAATGGCATTGTCAGGGTTATTGAAGCTAGGGTCTGACAGCAGATGGTTGAGCTTAGCGTAATCCTCGGCAGACAGGTTCTTACCAAAGTACATCAGTTTGTCTGTTGTACTCAGGTACTGCTTGGCTCGTGTGCTGTACTCCGCTTGGCGGTTGATGGCAGCCCATTCGTTATCAGGGGCAGGGCGAGATTGCATACGCACTGCTTCCACGGCATCGTTGGTCTCGAACTCAAGGTCAGCATACTCATGCATATCCGCAGCATCGGCTTTACGCTGTACTTCAGCATCGAAGCCCGCTTGCTTCTCGGGCGGTACGCCACGCTGTTTACCAGCACCACTGCTGTCGGGACGGATATTGTCCGCAGAATCCCCAGCGCTAGGCTCAGGTTGAGCAGGACGGCCTGCTGGATTCTCGGGCGCAGTATTACCCTTGTCTGGATTCTGATGACCTTCAGGGGCGTTCCCAGGGGCATTCTCGGCAGCTTGCTTTTCGGCAGCTTCTTGGATTTCGCGCTCGGCTTGAGCCTTACGCAATTCAGCTTCCCGAATCGCTTTCTGTACGGTTTCACTGTGGCGCTCAAAGGCATGGCGCTTAGCGAGAATCTCCGTGCGCTTCGCCTGCAGTTCTTCCAAAGAGTTCAGACGGCCTAACTCGGATTCTTCAAGGGCTCTGGCAGCATCGTCAGCTTTTGATTGGGCAGCTTCTGCACCCAAGCGCCGTAAGCGTTGCTCAGCCTTGTAGATTGCCTTGTTCAACTGACCAAGATTCTTCTGATAAGACAGACGCTCAGCATCGAACTTACGCAACAGGTCTTCAGGGACACTGCTCTGCATGAGTTCTCGACGGATAACGCGCAAGGCCTCAGCATCTAAATACTTACCCTCTTGGGCAGCTTTGCTCAGAGTGCTGTCAGGGACATGCTTAATCACGTCCTTGATGTCATCGTAGAACTTAGCAGATGTCTTAGTAGCAGCAGCTTTGACTTCTGCCATCTCAATACGCACGGCTTGAGCTTTGACTGCTTTGATACCAGCATTGGCTTTAAGAGCTTTAGCACTACTCTCAGAACTGCTTTCTACTATCGCACCTTTAGCAGCCTTCTCTGTATGTGAGGCCTGCTCCGTAGCAGTTTCGGCAACCTTAGTTTTCTGAGCAATCGCAGCTTCTACCTTAGCCAATTCGTCTTGGGATTTACGGTAGAAACTTGCTGTACTCTGCTCGCCTTTAATGGCATCGGCACGAGCTTGAGCCTCGGCACGAGCAGCAGCACGGCGGTCAGCAGCAATGAGCTCTTCGGCTTGGGTCTTAGGCTTCGGTTTGGTTACGTGCTCAACAGTGTCCTCAATGATTTCACCGTTGGCTTTGATAACACGAGCCTTGCTTGCACCAGCAAACGCACCGCCCAGACCACCGACCAACAAAGTATTAACAACCTTCTGAGCAGTGCTTTCATCGCTGTGCTCGCCGACAGCAGCATAAGTACCAGCTACAGAAGCAGCACCGCCAAGGGCACCAGCAATACGCTGACCAGTACGAGCATAGCCAGCAGCCTTCGCACCGAGACCAGCTAATTTACCAACACCAGCAAACACGGCATCTACGTCCACAAAACCGCCTGCTAAACCAGCAAGAAAGTTCTCGGAAGCTACACTTTCACGGAAGTCCTTTTCAGACCAACGCTTGAGTTTGTAATCAACCTCTGCTTGGGAGCGCAGATTCTTGAGCACCTTAACTCGGTCAGAATCAAGGTTCACCTGCATGCTGTACTTCTTAATGTCCTCGTCAGTAACTTTGAACTTGTCGTCAGGTGCAAAGTCCTGCAGGGCTTCTTCGGTAGCTTCCTTGATGTCTCGCCCCATGCTGAACATACTAGTACCGAAGGATACCAAGGCACTAGGAGCTTCACGCAACGGTACATCTTCCTCAACAAAGTTCGTACTGTTACGATGGTTAGGGTTGGAATCCTTTAAGGATTTAACCTCTTGTTCCTGCCAGTTAGCCTTGACCACATCTTTCCACTTAAGGGCACGCGTTACCTGCGCTTTAGGTTGGGTATCTGCTATCTTAATTGGCTTGGGTGTCCAAGTTGTTTTATTATCCATAAAGGATTCCTTTAAGGTCAACGGTTTAACTCACGAGTAATAGCTTCGATGTTCTGTTGCCGTGCTATCCATTTCTTAGAACCTTTAGGTACTTTGGCTTGAGCAGCACGCTCGTTAGCAATTTCAGTTCGTAATATCTGGTTACGTGATTCACGCTTAGAAGTTGTTTTAGGGACAGGTGGAGGAGCTTGGTTAACAGGTACTGCCTTAGTCGGCTTAGGCTGCTGCTTAACCTGCTGTTGCTGCTGCTGACCTTGCTGGCGTGCCTTGTACTGCTTAACAGCACCTTTTACATTCACACCAGTAAAGCTCACATCAACCAATTCAGGCTTACGATATGGCGTATCTGGTTTCTTCAACCGAGCAGCAGTCTTTGCAACATCTGCATAGGATTCATACACAACGCTACTTGAGCCGTCCTTATGGAAGACTAAGAAACGCATACGGTCAGAATCCCAGTTCCCATCAACGACAACCGTGTTGGCATTCTGGTTCGTCTGCTTACCAATCTTCTCGTAGTATGCCTGCAGCACCTCTGAGCCAAACGTAGTACCAGCTACACCAACGGCTTGTTGGAATCGAGCATTTACAGCAGGGGACAATACAGCAGTCTGATTAGGGCTACGGTAAACCAATCCCATGGCATTCAAGTACGCCATGGCACTAGCAGCATTCTGCACCACTGCACCAGAGCGCACTACTTCAGGGCTTACATTGGTCAGGACTTGACGAGTACTATTAATAAGGAATTGGCGAGCACCTTGGCTTGCATCATTCTTAACGAGTGATACATCGCCAGTCCATGGTGTAAAGTGCCGTGTAGTACCGAAGGCTTCATTCCACTCTTTGTCAGAGCTATGATTGATTACCTTCTTAACTGTCTCAGTACGAGTAGCACCATCGGTACGAATCCATTGCTCTTTGAAGCGCATAACGTCTTCCAACGTAGCATCGCGCTTAGCCATCAACGCACCCTTAATCAAAGCAGCATTATCTGCACCTAAGCCAGCAAGATACGCATCGGCAAGTACAGGGTCAGCAGCCTTATACAAGGATAACCATTGAGCCCAGCCTTTCTCGGCATTACCACTGCCGTTGGCAGCAGCAAAGTCCTTGAAGCTAACATTGTCCATAAAGAAGCGGAACTCACGTGTAGCCATCTCGGAAGCATCTTTAGCCAGTTCTGCTGAGCGGTTGGCATTGGCAATAGGCAGCATCATCAAACCAGCCTTGGTGTAATCGCCTTGGGCTTGCAGCATAGCAACCTGTTTCTGGGCAGCATACCACTTGGGTTCTTTACCCAGAGCAATAGCCTGAGCCAAAGACATACCAGCCATTTCCTGTACAGGGTCAACCTCTTGGCCTTGCTCATTGCGATATTTGATGTTCTGAGCATCGCCCCAGATACTGTTGGTCATACTGATAGCAGACTTGGCATCAGCAAGGCTCATTTGACCTGAATTTGCACGGCGCTCAATATCTTTGCGGATACTGTTGATTTGGTCAATACTGATTGGTTCACCAGCCAAGGCGCGTGTCTTTAGCTCTTCCAACTGGAAGTGCATTTGCACACCATCGTAATCACGAATCTTCTCTTTGGCTTGGTTAAGCTCTTTGTTCAGAGCATTCCAGTCATCAGCTTCCAACACCTGCTCTAAGGCAGGTACACTTTGCAGCAGCATATTCCGTGCAGCAACTTGGGTCTTGTCAGTTGGGTCAAAGCCATCAATCAAACCCACTACTACATGTCGAATACTTTCAGAAGCCTTAGCGCTGGCATCTTCAGTATGTCCAGCAGCTACAGCAGCAGCCTGCATGTTCACAAAAGCACTTGCTAAGGCTTGTTGTGCAGCTTTGGAATCACCAATAGCAGCAGCAGCACCGAGCTTACTACGTAAGTCAATAGCAGTAGCGGAACGCAATTCACGGAACTGCTCTTGTGCATAGGTCTTGTCTGCTTGAGCTTGTGTCTTAACAAACAGGTCAAGGTTTTCCAGAGCATTCTTACGAAGCTGCTGGGTGTACTCCTTCGGTAATTCCAGAGCAGTGATGCCCTTACCGATTTTGTCAATAGCACCTTGATAGAGCTTCTGACGGTCTTCATCAGAAGCACCGTTACGCAATGCCTGAGCATACGTTTGACCGAACTCAGTAAGCGCTTGGTTCGTACCTTGCATACCGAGTTGGAATTTCTTACCAATATCGAAGCCTACGAGTTCATCGCGGTCAGTAATACCTTGACGGATTTCATCGGCATTACCAGCTTCCTGAGCCAGACGACCACGCTCAATATTAGCCTTGCGCTTCTCTTCTGCACGTCTAGCGAAGAAAGCAGAGAGCTTATCGAAACTTGCACCGAGCTTAGCATCAAAGGCGATAGTTCCACCATGTGTATCCGCTACGGCTTGAGCTTGTACCTTTACACCTGCACTGCCAGCAATAGGTTGCAGGTCAATCTTAAAATCTGCCATTTGAGCCTCACTTCAGATTCAGTACGTTGGATAAGTCAATACTACCGCTAGTTTGCGAATTAAAGCCTGTGCTTTGACCGTACAGCACAACACCTTGGTTTGTACCGCTGGGCTTCGGTTTCTTATCGAAAGCACCAGCCTCAAAGCCAGCAAGGATTCCATTGATACCTGCGCTGATACCGTCCGCGTAGTTCACGGTAGGTTGTTTGATTTGCGCAGGACTTTGCTTCAGGGAATCCGCTTCAGCTTGGATTTGTTGATTCAAATTCACGTCCGCTTGCTGTTGATTACGCAATAGACGAATACGAGCACGGTCTTCTTGCTTGTCAATATCCGCTTGAAGAATCTGCGCTGTATTACTGTAGTTCTGGGTAATACCCTGATTCAGCACCAAGGCACTACGGAAATCATTTGCTTGATACTGCACTGCTTGCAAGGCATCTTGCAGACGACCAAGTTGAGCCACTCGGTCTTGAAGCATACGCGCAGTGTTGGTAGCAGAGGCTTCACGTTGTCTGCGACCTGCCTCTGCTAATTGCTTGGCTGCTGCCTTAGCATCTTTAATACTTTGAAAGCTCTGATATACGGAAACTGCTGCCTGAGCTAGAGCAGCATAACCTTGTCCATTACTCATAACAGCAGTTCTCCATTAGAGTTGTCGTATTGTTTGCTTAGTACGCACTGTATTAGCTACCCCGAGGATAGTCATGTACTGCGCGTATTCTGCCTGTAGTTTAACGGTTGTTTCAGATGTACCCTGAATTAGTAGGGGAACAGTTCGGCTAGTACGGTAAGTCTGGTGCATGTACTGCTGAGAACTTACACGGTACTTGGCATTATGCTGTACACCTTGCACTTCATAGGTGAACTCCGATGCACTATCCGTGTTCACTATAGCCTGTACCCAGCGTGCATTCGATTCTGCTTGCATCAGCAAATCATCACCTACTTTGACCGTAGGGCTATGCAAAGTAACATAGCTCTTGAATAGACGAGCATACGGTTTATCCATAGGTGCTACGTCTAGTTCCTGCAAGTCCAAGTTAGGTACTTTCTTCGCAGATAAGCAATCAGCAGGTAGGGTCTCTTCGGCAGGGTAAGCCTGCTTCAGAATGACGACTTCGTGCACGTCGTTCTGGCAGTACCAATAGATACAATCGCTGAGGAATACAGGGAATAGCACCTTAAGTGCCCATGCTGAATGCGTACTTGGCATGAAGTTCCATTTACCCCAAGCATTCTGTAGATACTGCGTACCGTCCTTAATACTGAATTGCATCAGCACATCAGGGGAATCCTTCTGAATGCACACAAGCATACCAGCAGAGTTCTGACTGTACATAGCAGCTACATCACCAAGGTTAGGTACATGCTGCGTAACACTCAGAGGTGTACTTGCGGTATCAGCTACAGCACCAACAAGCATTTGAGAAATATCCAAGTACGTATCAGCAGCACTGTACAGCAAGGTTGTACCTTGTACGATAGGTTGCACATCAAAGCACGGACTACTACTGTTAAACAGCAGAGCAGCATTCTTATTGGTCAAACCTTGTCGGCCACGGATAATACCTTGTACAGTTCGACTGAACACATACAAGTCCTGATTGAACTCAACAGCATAGCGCCAGATACCAGCAGCAGCAGGATTGTACAAACTAATAGGGTCTGTATCCTGCACGTCCTTAACGCTTTCCCGATAGAATTGCCGTGGGGCATTCGTCTGGGACATGAACACACCATCGGAACTCAGCAGCACCAGACGGCCTTGGTAAACACCAACACCATTGAGCACATTGTCCACAAAGGAAGGGTCAGGGTTGGACTTAGCATCACCAACACCCTGTATCGTGTAACCGTCCTTGCGCTTGAGCTCTACGGCACTGAACACCTTTTCCAGCGGGTCAGGGTCAGGGTCTGTAGGCTTGCGCTGTCGCATGCCCAATTCAGTCGCAGGGTTACTTTGTAGTTCCTGGTAATACTCAGGGTCTAACTGAAATTCCAGCACCAACGGCATGTTACTCAGGATTTGAGGATACGGCGTGCTCTCTACCCATGTGCGTGTACTGCGTTTGTACTCGTAGTACTCTGGGTTTACATTACCAACACCTAACGTAATGCCAGCAACGAGCTTAGTGGGTAAATCTTCAACAGCTTGCAAGGTAGGACGATAGGCACTACCCGAAGTAACACCGAAGTTTGCACTCAGGTTCGTGTACAGGCTAGGCACGACAAACCAAGAAGCACCTGAATCATTAGCACCGACTTGCAGTACATTACCAGTTACTTCCGCGTACATCGCTGTATAGATGTCTGCGGACTTGGTTTGCTCCAATAAGGTGTTCATTGTGCTTACAGCAGGACTATTCTGGAACTGTTGCTGTAGGCGCTCAAGAGTTTGCTGGTTAGCTTTCTCTTGGTCTTTGACTGCAGCTGTGTTACGCTCTTGCTCGTGCTCACGCCTACGCCGACCAAAGACTACCCACGCAATGTTCTGTACGTATGGTGAAGGCTCTGCAGGTGCAGGCGCTGGTCGCGGCGGAGCAGGTTGCCCAGCTTCAGGTTGAGCCTCTACACCTACGCCTAAGCGCTGTAGGTGCATATTGTAGAAGCTCTCAATCAGAGCGATGATTAAACCTTGGGCACTAATGATAGTACCACGAGATAACCGAATGCGCTCTTCGGAGTTCAACTGACGTTCGCCGTTGATAGGCATTGTAGCGTCACTGCCCTTGACAGGCTCAGACCAGTCAGACACTAGCACGTTTCTTACGAGCTTCTCAGGGGATAATGGATTATGCAATTCCAGCACAAAGGGTTGCTGGTACATGGCACTTGATAGGGCACGTACATATTCCCACACGACACGTTGTTGACGATACAGAGCGTAAACATCTTCCTGCTCGAAGACATCATGGTCAGACTTACTAATAGTCAGTGAGCCCAAGCGCATACGATAGCTACTTGCAATCAGGGTCTCAGCAGTTTCTGTACCCGAACCGTTCTGTATGGTAACACTGTACACACACTGCTTAATGGCTACACGGATTTCATCGTCAACTTCATCACAGAGCACATAGTCCTTGACCAATGTTGCTGACCAGCTTAAGTGCGTGTCAGAACTCTTAGCAAAGAAGAAGCTTGTAGGTCTAGTAATAGCACCACGACCAAGACTACGGTCTCCAGAGATAGGTCGAGATAAGGATTCACGTTCTAGACCAAGATAGTGCATCTGAGTACTCAGCAGTGGACGGCGACCAATAACCTGCTTACGGTTGAGTACAATCAAGGATTCGTTATACACGGTGTAATCGAAGTCCTCGCGTGCACCTTGCAGATACTGCTGGTCAAGCGTAGAAGATGTGGCGATAGCAGCACCGCGCAGAGAGTACAGCGTGATTAAGCCGAACTTCGTATTGTGCGCTAAGATTAATTCCAAGCCAGCCATTGTAATAGGCTTGACTACATCAAAGCTCAACCAGCCTGCTCGGGTACTAACCAGTTCCGTACCATTACGTCTTCGTAATCCACGCACAACATCAGGCTGCATATTCAGCATATCATGCACTTGCCCTTGCTTACGCAGATGCTTAGGCTGCTGCGAGATACCCTGCAATAAGCTGTGCTCAGGAATAAGTACCTGCATAGTTATCTCCACATAAATTGGCGGAATCGAGCACGGCTGCTATAGCCTAGCTGTACTTGGTCATGCCGTAGGTCTTCGCGTTTCAAATCATGCTGTAGCCCTACTAAGCGCTGTTGCAATGTTTGCAGTGTCTGGTCAGCACCGATTACCTGCAGATACAAGTCAAGCGTTGCGGATTGGATAATGACCTGCTGAGCCACATCAGGCAGATTATCAAAGTCCAATTCCATAGTGCAGTGCACCTTCAACGGTGCTTTCCAGACACGACCGTTCTCGTTAGCCAGCAGGTTGCCGTCTAAGAAGTACGTTTGAACACCTTGGCATAGCAGGTCTCGCTGATGCACATAGTAGTTCAAGGTGCGGTCTGGTAATTGAATGTTACCGTAGATGTCTGGCTTCAGTTCCAGAGTACGGCGGTTAAACCAGTAGCCCTTAGAGCAGATAGCAGTAAGGTGCTTATTAATTAAGTCCAATAGCTGCTGCACCGTAGGATTAGGCATAGCATCTAAGGAATCTACAGGGAACTCCCCGATGTAGGGAAGTGCCGTGTTAATAGCTTGTAGTAAGTTCATAATAACTCCATATAGTAAAGAGCCTCTAATGCAAACAATGCAGCACTAGAAGCTCTATAGTGCATGAAGCTACAGGAATCAAGGGGCAGCAAACTTTATGTAGGAAACCCCTATAAGACCTTGAGGGTAATCCGACCCCAACCTGAAACCTGTATCTAAAACCTCTCGTATATACGCACTACTACCGTCTGTACGCACGTAGGATAGCACCACAACACGCTTCTCAGGTGCAATGCCCTTAAAGGGTGTTTTAAAGGTAATGTTAACAGGAGCTTCAGATATAGTGCTTAAATCGATATACCCCGCTTCAAACTGCGGTAACAGAGCTTGGATACGCTGAATAGGATACATACCCAGAGCTTTCAAGATGTTTGAAGCGTTCAGCTCGGTAGCACCTGCTGTAGCACCAGTACCAGAACCAGCCCCACCGCCAGAGGCGGTAGAGCCAGCAGGGTACAAGTACGATTGGAAGTCGTACTCGTTAGGCATTATGCAGCTACCACTTTAACAGGTACTACGGTGTCAGGACGGCGAGCCACAACGGTCTTCATCGCCACGGTAGTCAGGTACTGAATCTGCTCTTCTTCACGAGCCACGTGGCTGCTATGGAAGTCCTTAGCGATGATGTCAATCAAGGACAATCCCTTGTCGAACACAACCATACCGTATTTCAGGTCGTCTGCAGCTACAGTCATGTTCAGTTCAGGTTGAACAGTGCTGTGCAGAGTGTGGTTACCAACGGCAGTCGGGAAGCAGTTAGCTTCTACGATGTCGATACCGTTCAGGCGCATTACACGACGGTTTGCGTAGTCGCCATTACCAGCGCTGAAGTCTTTGTTAATCAAGGTAGGGTGATTCATCAAGATGCTGTACACTTCTGGCTTCACGATAGTAACCATGTTTTGCAATGGAATATCGCGAGTAATCAGAGTTTCAACAGCCTTGGCGTGAGCATTAGCCAGAGCCATAGCGTTGGCTTCATGGTCGGCACGGTTCGCTGGGGCAGCCTTGATGTTAGCGGTTACGTCAGTACCATCGAAGAACACACCGTTTGCTTTCAGTTCAGCAGGCGCTTTCCAAGCACGGCATTTCAGCAACTGGATAACGTGCGCGGTGTCCCAATCACGAGCGAACACACTGGCGTTGTTGTTGGCGATTTCACGGCGGTAGTCTGGGGAAGTCCAGTCGTCCATGAAGTCGATGTTGTTCTGAATGTACAGAGCCTTGTCCAGCACAACGGTCAGTTTGTTGTTAGGAACTTTTTGAGGTTCGAGTTTATCGCCGACTTGACGAGACTTCACTTCGGAAGCACCCAAGCGGTCGAGGCGGAAGGTGTTGGTATTCGGCAGGGTAACACGTTTCTGGGTCAAACCATCAAACAGGGATACCAGCTTGAACTTGGTGTCAACGTCGTGGCTGAACATCTCGAGGTGAATGTTCTGGTTGGCGTTGGTGGTGTGGATACGCGTTAACTGCGGTGCAAAATCATATTGAGCCATATTGCTCTCCTAGTAAATAATCAGATACCAGCTTGGATACCAGCTTGGCGCATACGCAGAAGCTCTTTGTACAAAGCACCTGCTTGACCTGTCTCGAAAGACTGGTTCGGGTATTTCGCCTTGAGCTCGTCATAAGCTGTGAGGAATTGGGTTTGGGTCAGCACACCGTTCTGTACAGACGGTTGGGCACTGGCATTAACAGCACCTTGCATTGGTTGTTGACCTACAGGTACAACCGAGCGCATTAAGGCTACGGCTGCATCAAACTGCAGATTGTTGACCAGTTGCTGTACAGCAGGTTGCAGGTGCGGTGCGGTCGCTTTGAACTTGTTGGTCAAGTCCAACCATTGCTGTTCACCGCCAACAGAGGCATAAGCCTGCTGCTTGAGGGTGTCACGGTACGCGCTTCCGTCTTGAAGCAATGACTGGGCTGCCTGCAAAGCATATGCTGCCTTGTCGCCGAACTGCATTTGGAAAGCTGCTAAGTCCAAGTTCGCATTCTTGGCCATTGCATCTTGCGCTAAGGCTGCTACGGCGTTGGCATCGACACCAACTGCACCCAGCATACTCAAAGCAGTTTGTGTACCATGCGACACTTCAAAGCCCAGAGCATTTGTATCAAGCTGCTGTGGCTGCTGAGGTTGTTGCTGTACCTGCTGAGTTTGTTGGGTCTGCTGCGGTTGCTGCGGAATTTGCTGTTGCTGCTGCTGAGGGTCTTGCTGATTACCCTGCTTAGCCAGCAGTTCTTGCAGTTGCTGCATGAGCTCTGCGTTAGGCTGCTGGTCTTGCTGCTGTTGTTGTGGCTGCTGCATTTGCTGGTTGACAGCCCCAGCAGCTTGTTGATTGTTCAAATCCATTATACTTGTCCTAATTGTTCAACCATCTCACCAGTCGCATCTTGGCTAGTGATATGACGGTCTTGGTATTGAGTACGTTCAAGCTCGGCTTGTTGTTTCTCGATAATCGCAGCCATCTCTGCTTCAGTGTACAGGAACTCACGGCTGATACCATGACCCAGCATGAATTGCTCGATAATCTTCTCAACGTTGAAGCGCGGAGATACCTGCTGCAGAGTAGGTATAATCAAACCAAGCTCTTGGGTCAAGGCTACCCATTGCTGTAACTCAGAGCTACGACTAAGGGCTTGCACACCAGTGATGATTTGTACTTCCAGTGCACCCTTGGCAATGTCTGTACCGATGCTGTGGTCTAACTCGTAGCACAACAGGTAAGCCAGTGGCAAGTGCAAGCTCAAGGCTAATTGGCTGTACACGCTACCCAGTGTCTGTTCTGCTTCACGGGCAGCAACTTCCACTTCGTAGGCTGTTACGCGTTCACCTTGGCGCTGATTAGTAGTCTGCATGAAGGCAACGGCTAAGCGCTGTGTAATCATCTGGATACTACCTTGCAGTGCCTGAATCTTTTGGTAGTCGCCAATCTCAAGAGCAGCGACTGACTGCGGTTGCCCTTGCACTACTAGACCACTGATAGGACTTTCCAGTTCCTGCACATCAGTGTTACCAGCAGGGTCAGCGAGAATCTTGACGTTACACGCCATTGCTTCGTAATCAGCCAAGGCTCGACTGAGCTCAGACAACTTCACGAAGTCTCCTGCGTATAACTCCACGTGCCCACGGCCAAACCATTCAGTCGGGCGTGTACTCCAGCGCACTGCTATGTATGGGCAGAGGTTCTCGATGTACTCACCGACTTTGGTATGCACTGCCTTACCGTCAATATACTGCTCTTCGTACCAGCGCTTAGCAGCCTTCTCCCAGCGCACCACGGTGAATAGGTCAAAGGTCTTCACTGCTTTCTGCGCTGAATCCATGTAGGCCATAGGGCTGATACCCAGCACCATCTTGGCATGGTCAGTCAAGTCCAATTCAGTAACGGATTGCTTCAGGATAATACAGCGCACATCGCCAGTGATGTAGTCGCGGTCAACAACGTACTCACGTGGGCTATGCACATGGAACTTACCGTCCTTACGCACAAGCAGTGCATTACCAGTGATGATAAGCATCTGCATAGCGTATGTTAGAGCAGCGTAGCTTGCGTTGCTGAATAGCTGCGAGCTACTCGCTAACTCTATGCGAGCTAGGTCTTCGTCCAAGTCCGATACATCGCCTGCATCTAACTTGAAGAAGCTGTTATTGGGTGGGAACAGTGTTTGCGTGAGCTTACTGGCTAAGCTGTTCACAAAGAACGCACCAGAACTCTGGTAGTCATACTTGAGCTCAGATTGGTTAATACGCGGAAACACTGAGGGGATAGTCCACTCTGCATAATGCTCCCACGCATTGATTTGAATCTGGTCGAACAGTCTGTCCCAGATACGCTCGGCACTGAAGCCAGTTGTGCTGGTGATGTTCATAGATTCAAACTCCCAGCTACGTTACCAGTACCGCGCTTACGAATCTGATTCTGCGTAGTACTAATGCCACGGCTGTTCTCGATAGTAGCAACAGGTTTGTTCTGCTGCTCTTGGTTAATCTTAGCGGCATTAGCTTGGGCTTCCGCTTGGATACGGTTCTGACGTTGCTGCTCACGGTTAGCTTCCTTAGCAGTCTTGCGTTGCTGATTAGAACTGTAGATGGTCGCTGCTGCGGTAATAACTGCTGCTGCAACAAAATAGGCACTCATAGGTCTTCTCCTAAGAACTCTGCTCTAGCTTCTTCTATGCTTTGAGCTTCTGTACGGTTTACCGTTGTGAATACACAATCGGTATAGGTACGAGTACAGCGCATCATACCAGCAGGTTCGTGAATGATATTAAAACCATGGAGTTCTTGGATACTGTCATGCACACGCAGTTGACAATCACCATGCACAATAAGCGCAGTAGGTACTTGTGTTACCTTACCGATAAGCACAATGTCCTTCGGTACGAAGATAGTACGATAGTAATTACCGTCAGACAATGATTCCTCAGCAGGGAATGCAATCTTCTCTTCTTCAGGTACACCAGCAATTAGGCATTGAGCCATTGCGTTTACCATGCTGTTAGTAACTACAGTGCTAATACCTGTACTGCTACTAGCTGTAATCAGCGCTTGTAAATTCTCCATAGCAATTACCCCGCTAAGTCTGCTTTGGTTTGTCGCTGAATACATAGAGCGATGTGCTGTATTACTGCACGACTACCAGCAGTACGAAGTAAGTCCTCAGAGCTGCCTTGTACCATCTCAGGGAATACTGCGTTTAAATACGCAAGTTGTTCCTGACTGAATACAGGTACTGTTCGGGTACTCTTGTCCTTCACTGGAGACAATACATGTTCAATTTGTGTGTTCATAGGGCGAACTCCTTACAATATGTGAGGCTTCTATTATTTCCTAATAGAAACAGAGATTTATTTGTACATAAAGCGCATAAATACTTGACAAATACGTAGTTTCATGGTAATGTACGCTTACATTCTGTGAGTACTACCCAATGGTATCCGAGAATGCTTGCTTTTATACTCCTTTCGCTAAAGCAACCGAAAACCCCTATGTTGGCGCATAGGGGTTTCTTTATGCTTACAGAAAGCTTACTAGGAGTACTAAGTTAACTACTAGGTTATACCGCTATGTATTACTGTTATTACTAGAATACTATACAGGTTATAACCAGAGTACTATACGGATACTACCAGAGTACTACTGTATTGTTTACTGTATTACTACTTGTATTACCTGCGTATTAACAAGAGTACTATACAGAGTACTAACTAAGTTCTTACTAAGATATTAACAGGATACTTACTAGGAACTTACTAGTATGTTACCTAGATATTATATGCGTATTACTAAGATACTTACTAGGTACTTACTAGGGTATATCAGGTACTACCTGTATAGTACTCAGATACTACCTGTATATTACTGCGTATATACTCGTATATATACGATGAACAAATGTCTATTTTGCGTATATAAACAAGAAGTTACAGCGATGATAACTTAAGTTACGACTGATTGATAACAGTTCCTATTTAGAATCTATAGTAAATTCAATAGGTTACTAATAGTGTGCTATAAATCAATAACTTATTCCACAGGTTCAAAACGTCTGCGGAAAACATTCTCGGGTGCGGTATAGTATTCGTCTGAATCCTCAACACGGTACGTAATCATTCGGCGAGAGTCATTATCGTGCATTGCGCTTACGCATACTATAGCAACCAATTCAGTATCATCTCGCAGTCGGAATACCATACCTGCTTTCGGTTCTGGTATAACCCACTTTGGTGCTGGTAATACATACTGGTCAAGTACTGGTGTTTTATAATTACGACCCTTAATAATCTTACCGTGTTCATCACGGATAGGCTCGCAATTCTCGAACTTGCTCCAGTTGCTGTAGTTCACTTCGCTTAATGCACCTACAATGTCCAAGTTAGCACAATGTGCAACACCAATAGCAGTTACGATTTGGTCGCATAAGGAATCCAGCAAGTCCTTACGCCAGCCTTCAGGTAATGGTTTGCAGTGATAATCTGTATCTGCGTACGCAGCATCAGCTATACGGAAGTTCTCGCTAAGTTTACGGATTGTTTCTGCTGGGTGTCCTAATGCTTCAGTGCACTCAGCTACTTCTTCGTAGTGGCACGCTACTTGCGCTAAGAAATCGCGTGCCGTCTTCTCTGGTCGGGTTTTCTCAAACCAGCGTAAGATACCCTTGAGAACACCACCTTCTTTTTGAACACCCTCAGGCTTACCGTGCACCATGATTACATCTTTCAAACTTTGTACTTTCTTAGCGTTACTTGAATTTTGCATAAAATAACCCTTCATTAGAGTAGAGATTTAGAATTGCATCAGATTGCGCTAGAATCGAATTTCATTTCTTGGGTACACAACGATATACCTGAGGGTTGAAATCGCAATCCTAGCGCAGCCAGGGCTCGGGAATCCACATTCCTGTTTAATTCTGCGTTTAGCAGAAGAAGAAATACGAATCCAATACGCTCTGAAGATTATAAGAGCCGTCTTCAGGTCGGCTAATACCCTGCTCAGCCAGTGCTTCTGCTGCAATAGGGTTGTGCTTGGTGATAAGGTCTGCCACGTCATTGCTGTACAGGTTACGGAACTCACGGCGTATGCACTGCTGCATGCGGTCAACATCTGCTGCATGACACGCAAAGCTATCGTGTACTAACTGCATGCTGTCATTGAATGCCAGTACCGTCATTTGCAGATGACAAGCGTCCATACTATGTACGAAGTTAGGTGCAATACTATTAGTCGCTTTCTGTACATCAAGGTCGTCAGTACTTCGGCGCATAACAATCTGCTTCACACCCATAGAGCGAATACAGATACGCTCGTCAATTTGCTTGTCCACCCAGTTCAAAACCTTTAAGCCCATCGGCGTAACCCACTCAAGTGGTGCTCGCTGTTGGTGTACGGCTACCCTTAAATAGTCCATCATGGCTGCTGCTTTAGGTACAGTTGTCTGCACTGCAGCACGCAGAGCCTTCGCTACGGCTACTGCTAACTGACCCTGATGCACCAGCATTTCACCTTCGGCATTTCGGATAGGCTCGAAGCCACGTTCAATCATGTCCTCGGTAACATAGTCAATACTACTGCTCAAAGTACTACCATACACAAAGGTCATCACTGGCTTCTTAGCCATGCTTCGTGGGATACCATGCTGTTCCCAATATATCTGCTGCACTTCATCAGCGTACTCGGGGAGCACCTGCATAGCTCGGGAAGCTACTTCAGCGTAGATGTCCTCTTTCTTTTCGGTACTTGTAGTCAAGCAGTTCACGTATTTAGCACCGATTTCATCACGCAGCATAGCACTGAAGTGCTGCAGACCTGAACAAGTAGCATCCATTGCAACGGGCACATGACAGCGATATTGCTCTGGGTTACCCGAATCCAGTGCCTCGAAGTAAGCATTCAAAGCAGCATACAGTTGGAAACTCAAACTTGGGTCTGGTGCAGGCTTCTCCAAGAAGTTCTCAAACCAGTTCCGCAAGTCCTGAGTATTCTCTTGTGTCCACTTCGAGCGGTCTTCAAAGGACGTTTTGTCGTAACCGCAGCAATTTGCAATGTGCACTTCTAACCAGAACAGTCCTGCCTTACCCAGTTCCTTGCCCTCTGCAAACTCCAAGACTGCTTTTACACTGTCTTGGGCTTGCGGATTCAGCACACCTCGGTAGTACAGACGGCCTCGCCAGTCCAGAAATACAGGGAAATAAATCTGACGTTTGTCCTTAAATCGAAGCATCGTTCGTAGGGCGTTCAGGACGGTGTAGGAGCGCGATACACGCAAGTGCTCACTGATGTGCCATTCGCGCATTGCATGCTTCCAGACGCGAAATTTGGCATCTTCCTGCGGTGTTCTGGTGCTGCTGTCCCAATCGTCAGGGAATGGAAACTCGGGCATCGGTTCGGGATTCGTTTTGGATAATCCCATACAGCCATCGCCTTGCTGAAGTGCCTGCTGCAAAGCAGAGAGCACGCGGTGATTAATCCGATAGGGCACGGATTGAGCAAGGTTCATAACCTTACGAATCCCAGCAGTCTGCTCTTGGCTGAACTGGTCTTGCAATGGCACGCGCATAGCCTTAGGCATTCTTCGGAAAGAGCACGCTGGGGCATGGTGTCTGAACCAAGCAGTGTAATAACCACCTTGGTACAATCCTTCCCAATCCTTCGGTGGTACTAGCATTGGCGGATACTGCACAATGGGTTGTACGGTTTCAAGGATTTGCTCGCAGTGCTCAGTGAGTTCCTCAGAAGGGTAGAGCATGAACTGCTGTGTCTTCGGGTGCTTATGCCATATGAACAGACCAGTACTGCTGTACACTGCTTGAGCGCATATCTTACCTACTTGCACTAATGCTGCACTATCCCAGCGTGGTCTGTCGTTTACACCAATGTACTTCAAAGCAGCATGGAAGGCATTGGCGCGCAAGTGCACGCTACTAATCTTACCACGGTCTAAGTACTCTTCGGCATGCTGTACCTGCAATGGATTCACCGCAGATACCTCACGGATATACAGTTCAGCTTCGACAGCCTTGCCAATCTCTATGAGTACACGCTGCATTGAGCATACTTCAGGGATAAAGCACATGTTAATCATGGTACGCAAGGCGATACTGATGCAAATATCAGAGCCCACGGCACGTACATAACGTCTGTACTTCGCGGCATTACCAGCATTACGCTTGCTGAGCTCTTCGTCCAAAGCTGCCTTGGAGCTTTCGTAAGCAGCTTGGACAATGGCTTGGATAGGTTGCAGGCGCATTGCTTGACCTTGCCTTAACGCTTCATCTTGGAAGTGCATACCCTTGATAATGCTTTGCTCGGCGTATTCTTCTTCGAGAGCTACTTGGGCTTGCTCTTCTGAAGTCAGAGCATCGGTTTGGTCATTTAACACACAAGTCCCCTACACGGTTGATGTACTGCTGAGCATTGAAGTACACTTCTTCCTCATTGCTGCAATACCAGAGTTCGTATGGTTGCGGTACATGGTCAGTGTGCTGCAGGAACAGCACGTCAATACCATATTGCACATAACCAATGTTGTAGTCCAGCACGATACGAGCAGCGCCAGGGATTAACTCGTTTGGAAAGCGCGTATCGTCAATGATGATGCAGTCAGCTTTGATTTCCATAGTGAGCTTAGTGAAGAAGCGTTCATCAATCTTGCGTACTGCTTGTCCCACGATATTCATCAGACGGCGTGGACTAATGGTACGGCAGGCGAACAGGTCTTGTTCCAGATAATCCCAGAGCACTTCAGGAACATCGTATTCGTGCATGAAGCGCTCAACAGCATCAATGAGTTTGTTCAAGGTTTGTGCTGAGCCAGCTAAGGCAATAGGTCTGCGCTTCAAGGATTCATCACGATGACCGAAGAAGTCCGCAGCGAGTTCCCTTAACGGCGCAGCAAAGCTCGCTACCTTTACAGTAGCTTCAGGGAACTTCTGACGAACAGCTACAGCCAGTGCCTGAGCAGTGGTGCTCTTACCACCACGAGTACGCCCGATAAGTTGAATGTACATTATAAACCTCCGCTTGGTACGATTGATTTGAACCCGAGCTTTTCAGGTGCATTTACAGTCCAATACTGCAAATCCCAGACACCATGCTTAGGCGTGGTTTCCTGCCCATAACCATCTTGTAGGCAGTAGTAGCAGACATCACGCCGTTGCATAGTACCTGTACTAGACTTGAATACAGGGAAATAAGTAATCCCATAAGTCTGTTCGCAGTAAAGACAAGTCTTAACTTGTGCCATCACTTTCTTTCTGTTTAGCCATAGCAGCTTTAGCACGGCGAAGAGCCTGAGCCTTAGCAGCCTTAGCACGTTTAGCCAGAGCCTTTTCTTCAGGTGTCTTGTGGTCAGGGTACATAACACCTGCACCTTCCTGCTTCCAATAGGCTAACAGCTTTTCTGTATAAGCAATAATGTCAGGGTATTGCATGCTCTTAGCACCCCAACGCCCAATGGCATTAGCTGCCTTACCTTCTGCACCATTACAGCTTCGGTGCAAGACACCACGAATCTCACCAGTATCATGGTTGTGGTCAACTACCCAGTTAGTCTTGTTGCCACGAACAGCAAAGTCAATGGCTTGACCGCAGATAGCACAACAACCGCCCTGCTTGGATTCGCAGTATCGTCTTGCCCAGATGCGTAATTGGCTTCGGGGAATCTTAGGCATACTACGCATCACACCACCTCAACCCAGCCGTGGAAGCCTTCGTTTGCTGGACGGCAGCAGGTCATACGCAAACCTTGCCAAGTGAAATCACGCACAGGCTCAGGGGATATGCCGTTGGCACTGAACAGCCAATCAGGATTGTCCTTTGGTGCAACCAGTACTTCATAGTGATAGCCCATGTAGCCTTGTACTTGCTTGTACACTTCTTCGATAGGCATTAAGCCAGAGCGCAACTGCTCACGCAAGTAGCGGAAGTGCTTTTGCATCCCTTCGGTTTGAGAAGGAACAGCACCAGCGTAGGTAGTGCTCAGCACCATCAATGCGTTGTCAATGATGTCCTTACGTGGCACGATAGGTTTGATGTACTGGTACTTCTCGGAAGGGATTTCTTCTTGGGTACGCAGTTCAACAACCAGCAGGCTGTGTTGCGGATTGCGTGTTTTGTTTTGAATGTGTCGGCGGACGTTATACGTCTGAGCCTGTCTCATAAAGTGCTTCATAGATTTTGTCCTTATAGAACTCAAGTTGTTCACGGTTGCTTCGGGTCAGACCGCAGCTTTCAAAGTACTTGATTGCTGTATCGTCTGGTGTTCGCAGTAGCCACAAGGCATACGCTTCAGGTAATGGATTTTGTGCATTCCATGCGTAAGCATCAAGCACAAGGTTTACAGCTTCGTGCTCAGTAGTGCATTCGTTGAGTACATTGAATGCCAGCTTTGCACCGCATAACTTACCCTTGTATCTGGTAATACCTTTTACGTTGTCGGCAGTATCACCCATGAGCATTTGTGCTAGGAAGAATTTAGTACCACGGCCACTGCACTTGAATACACCTGCCTCAGTGTACTCCTCGCGCAGGAAGCCAAATCGGTCTGCGAGTGCCGACACCTTACACTGTTTCTCTTCCCAGAAAGGATACGGCGTTACACGCAAGTCCTTGTCTGGAGACCAAAGCAGTGCTTCCTTGTTCAGGTAGTGCTCAATAATCATACCATCGTCAGCTTCGTATTCCCAGCTTCGGAAGATAGTGATTTGCCGATGCTCACTGAAGTGCTCAAACAGCACATCACGCAGGGGCTCAAGCAATGCAGGCTTAACCTTACCCTGACGGTTTGCTTGATAGGGTATTACGGTTTGCAGTTTACCGCGATTAGCCTTAGCGCAATCACGGGGTGTAATGTGCACTGATACGGTACTGCAGTGAGTTAAGAACAACCAAGATAATACCTGTTGTTCGTATCGGCGCAAGGCAGTGTCCAGCTTAGCAACGCCAGCAGCAGCAGTGTAAGCCAGTCCATCGCCATCAAGAATCAGATGACGACCTTGCTCAGGGATTTCAAAAAGCGAGGTGCATTTCTGCACCCCGAACTTTTGCAAGATAGACATTACTCAGGGTCAGGAATAGCTGATTCAGCTTGAGCAGTAGGTTTGTTCACGGCACTGGCTACCTTAGCAGCAGCACCAGCTTCAACCATACCCAACAATGCAGCCAGCTTGGAAGTACCAAAGTCCAGAGATTGCATCAGGTGCTCTTGCAAGTAGTTACGAGACTTCTCGGCATCTTCAGGAGTTTCAATGTACAGGCTGTCCCATTGCTCTTTGGTCGGAGCGTCCCACAACAACAGCTTGTAAGCATCATCAGGAACTTCAGGGATTGTATATGCCTGCATGGTCATTGGGTCGATAGGCTTGTCAACAGTGGCAGGGTCGATGTTCACATAAGTAACATCTTTACCGTCCTTCTTGCCTTGTTGATGCGTAATCGGCAGCAGGAATGCTTTACCCAAGAACTGAGCAAAGGATACTTCACCGCCAGTACCGAAGCAGTTCTGGCGCATACGCTGAAACCATTTAACAGCTTTGGACTTGTCGTTGTTGCTGACACTGATGAAGAATGTACCAATGCTTGGGTAGTTACCAGCTTCGAGCACATAGTTCTCAGGCTGACCCTCAGTGTTCAAACCAATGCCACCCACGATAGTAAAGATTAACTTCATCTCACGAGTAGGCGGTTTGGGTTTACCTTGGAACTCACGAGCAGCCAGACCGCTTTCGATATAGCCAGTCAGGACAGCCAGCGCTTTACCAGCAGGTAGGATACGACCACCGCCACCACCTGACGTGGTTTCATTCATATCGCCTACTGCGCCTGCTTGTTGTGCTTCTTGGAATTGGTTTTGGAATTTGTTTAACAGAGACATGCTGTCGTCCTTTCTTAGTTAGGGAGATGTTCTTTTGCTGCCAGAGTACGACCGTATTCAGGTACAGCAGGGAATGCAACTACGTCGTACATTGCATCTTTGAGTTTAGGGATAATCGTACAGAGGCGTGCTGGTGTTTCTTCCATCAGGCGTTGCACAATGCGACCCCATTTTATCGCTAGTTCAGGTGTAGCACAATCCAGATAGATTGCATCGTGCACCGTGTTCACAGGCAGCACCTTACCACCTTCAAAGTCTGCTTCGAGCAGTGCATTGATTACTGCACCGCAGGCAGATTGTACCACGAAAGAGGCTTCACCTTGACACCAGTAGTTAGCAACTTCAGTTGGTTTGTAGTCTATAACCTGCTGACCGTCTTTCCACATCTCACGTTCGCGGAAGCTGTAGAAAGTACCACTGTAGCCTTGGAAGTAACCACGGTGATAGATACGGAACACGCCTGCATCATTTTGCTCACGCTGCATATTGTCAATACCGTTTCGACGGACAATCGGCATAACCTTTTCTTCAGCGAAGACAGATAATTCAGGGAACAGTTTCTTCTGAGTTGCTTTGAACTGCCGTGCTTCGTCCAGTGTAATACCGCAGGCGTAAGCCAAGCCTTTATCTGATGCACCATATTGGTCTGCAAAGCTGATTGGTTTAATCCAAGTGCGCTTCACACTCCAATAATTGTGCTCAGGGTGCTTGTCGTCTTTAATGATTGCACGCAGTTCGTCGTAGTCCTTATCAAAGAAACCAGCGAGGCGCAGCGTGTGCATATCAGTACCCTCAGCCAAGCATTTCAGCATATTCTTGTCATGTGAATACGCAGCACCGACCACGACTTCCAATGATGTGTAGTCCACTTCAATCATACGACCATCAGGGAATCGGCTTTCAAACATTTCCTTAACTCGGCTGGTATCGCCACGAGGAATGTTCTGTAGGTTCGGCTTGTTACTTGACAACCGTGCTGTAACAGTAGCACAGTTGTTCAGGTTGTGATGGATAAGGTTGGTCTTAGGGTCAACCAGTGTCAGCATACCTGTTTGCTTACCATTGGATTCGCGCAGGTAGTAAGTTCCAAGGTCTTTGTCCGCAGCAGCCAAGTCCAGCAGTTGCTGAGCAATCGGTAGGTAAGGACGCAGGGCTTTCAAGGCATCGCTGCTGGTGCTGTACACTGGTGCACCGTCGGCGTGACAGCGTTTACCGCAGTATGCAGCGTTCTTACCGAAGAAGTCCTCAGCGACTTCAGCAGGCAGGGTATTGCGATTCAGCAGACCCTCAAATCGGTAGAGCTCTTCGCCCCACTTCAGTTTCTCAACGTCAGAATCTACGCTGAAGACCTTGGGTTCGCCCTTGTTCTTGCCACGAGAATAGCACACGGCATTCTGAGCAGGGATAGAACCGACTGGGTGATATCCCAGAGTATTGATGTCCTGCCAGCAGTCTATCTTCTCGTACTTCGGAGGGTCATAAGGTACTTTGACTTTGTACTTGATTGCACCGCCGAATATCAGGGCAGACAGATGATAGTTCGAGCCCCAAGCGAATTCAAACGGTAAGTCCGCAGGTTCAAACTGCTTCAGGTGCTCAAGACATTCAGCCACGGTTTGTTCTTGCAGCTTCTGATTCTCGGCTGCAGTCTGCATGTTGATGTGCAGTCCGTTGAATGTAGCAAAGGCATTGAAGACCATGCTTCGGCAGCGTTCCCAGAACATCGGTAGCATACCTGCTTCCTTCAGGGCAGCCAGTTGTTGCCACAAGACCAGACGAGTATTCTCAACGTCCCCTTCAGAGCCTGCAAGGTATTGCATCAGCAAGTCCTTGGGAATTTCTGAAGTCAAGTAGCCTTGTTCCCACATCAACTTCACTTCGTCAATCTTAGCAGTACCGCCGTACTTCAGCGAGCAATCTTCCAGCTTCGGATAGAGCACTGTCTGATGGCTCAGTAGGTACTCAGCGTATTGCGTACAGAAGATGCGACCGCCATTACGCAGGAACTCTTTGAGTTCTTCAGGATAGCAGGCATACAACCAGTGCAGCTCAAAGGTTGCATTGTGCGCTACAAGTACCCTTGTACCCTGCAGTGCCTGCTTAAACCAATCAGAGCTTAAGGCTTCTTCTTTGTTGTTGAAGTACCAGCTTTGTACAGGTTCGTAGTTCTTAGCAAATGCTGCTGCTACGATATAGTTCTGCGGTTCATGCGGAGAAGAGGCATGACCACAATGCTGGATATTTTGTGTTTCTAAGTCCAAGATACACCAAGTCATGATAGCACCTATTTGTCAAAACGTTTATGCAGGAGCTTCGGTAAGCGCAGGCTTGCACCTGTACTTGACTTCTGCAGACCAGTTACAACCCATGTAGTACCCAGCAGGGTATTAGGGTTAGCTTCGTATTGAGCGGTAAGGCTATTGCGTTTAGTATCAGTCCAACCTTTACCAAGGTCAGCCCAGAATGCAATGCCTTCGTCAATATCTCGGCAGTACATACGCGCTACTTGTTTAGAGCGTTTGCCTTTGCCGTATTCAACCTGCAGGATTGTTACGTCCGCAGTGAATACTCGCACGAGTTTAACCTGATGATGCACACGAGCACCGCATCGGTAGCCACCTTCAGGGTCTTTGAGTACAATACCCTCAGCACCTTTCTTGAAGTAAGTTTCAGCGAGTTCATACGCACGAGTACTATCAGCGAGTACTCTTGTTGCAACCACACCATAGTTATCGGAAGTACCATCAGGGATTGATTGCAGGCAGTATTCCAAACGTTTACGGTAAGGCGTATTGTCTTCGCCATCGGTCAGTTGGATACCGTCATGCACATGCAGCCTCCAGTTCTGGCTGTGCATTGCAGGCTCAGGCCATGTATTACGGCGGTTAGGATTGACCAGACCTGACAGTTCTTCCAATGTGCAGTCAGGATTGGTTAGTTCAAACAGCACATAATCGAAGTCCGCAGGGTCAAGGTGCGTAAGCATATCCGCAAGGATACGGCTCAGGTAGCTCAGCTTCGGAATGTATAGTTCCTTGAGCTGTCTGCTCAGCACCTTACCAGTGCGAACATCTAAGGCACAGAACACACCATCGAATTTCTCTTGGTACAACCAGCCATTATAGAGCTTATCAGGGTCGTACTTGTAGAGCTTCATAAAGTCTTTATCAGGAATCATAAGTAGTCCTCTTCCAGAATCTTCCATCGTGGGTCTTTGCGTTGTTGCAGTTCAATACGCCTGCGGTGCTCCGCAGGTGTAAGCTTCTTGGTACGTTCAACACCAGCAGCTAACTGGCGTTCTTCACGCAGCAGGTTACGACGTGTGCTCTCGGCTTGAGTTGTAGTGTAGTTAAATATTCTCGACATGGTACTTCTCCAATTCTTCAGGTGACATAACGAAGACACAAACCATGTCTGTACCTTCTACAGGTTCAGTGTAAATAATTGCATCGTAGTCACCGTATTCATGATAGAACATAGCAGCACTCCAGCAGTTAAGTGCATCAGCATCGGCACACCAGTTGTACATGATGGCTACACGTTCCATCATAACTTGTACATAGTCCTTGTGATATACGCTACCACAAAGCAGTTCTCGCATTTCAAAGTCTTCCATAATTACTTCCATTCGTTGTGTTCAAAATCAACCATAACTTCCACGCAGTTATAGCGTGGGGCTTTGTTTCTTTGTAACTTGTTCTTCGGTGTACTAACACCGCGCAAGCGTTCGTACATAGGCTCAGTACCGATACGAGACCCTACATAGATTGCAAGGTCAACGGTATTCTGAATACCAGTCTTTGATTGCTTCAGCGCAGTCAGTGGCGGAAACAGTTGGTCAGTACCCTCGATACTGATTTGGCTTGTACCGATGTGCAGAAAGTCCTTTAGGATTGCCTGCTCACGAAAGTAATTCCATACTGCTTCAAGGTCTTGATGCTCAGTGCCGTAGCCACCTGACCAAGAACAACGCTGGGTCATATCAGTGATGAGCACTTGGGCATTGTACTTCGCAGCCAGCGCAGCTACTTGCTGAGCGGATTGCCCATGCACATTCTGCACACGGATTGCATCTTGCGGAATAATCTTGTGATAGCGCTCGGATACATCTTGCATTTTCGCAAGTTCCTCAAGGGGCTTATTCAAGACAGTCTGCACCATTCGGGTCAGGATAATATCCGCAGCCTGCTCATTCGTTGCAAACAGGATTGGCCGTAGTTGTGCTTCTGGATTCGTCTTGAGCTCTTCCTTGTGCCCTTTCAGAATCTGTAGCATCAGGTGCACCGCTACACGGCAGAGCAACCACGTCTTACCCATGTCAGTAGGTGCAGCAATCAGAATATTGTGCCCTTTGCGTAAGCCACGCAGCTTATCCCCGAAAGGTAAGCAGTCCAGATTCCAGCCGTGGTCGTCCAGTTCATTCTGGATAGCCGTCTGAATATCGGTTTCCCACGCTTTCTCAGCATCACCTGTAGTGAAGTCCTCGAATAGCGCAGGGTACTTTTCCTCAAGGTCAATACTATCATTGTCGAAGCCCTCAAGGTCTTTACGCATAGCAGCAGCTACAATGTTCTGGCGCATTGCCGAAGAGTACACTGCCTGTAGTTCAGGTGTGAGTCTCGGCATTGCATTCAGCGTTGCATTAGCAATAGCCACTGCTTCTTCAGGACAGTTCTTCAGGCGCATGTATGTTATGAGTTCGTCTTTATTCAACTCGGTAACAGATGGGTTCTTCTTATAGTACGAAGCAATCCACTTCAGCAGCGCATGTGTCTCAGGTGCTAATGGCAGTGTGCTGATGTAACTTGAGTAGTGCTCCCAGTTCCATCGGTGACCCATCAGAGCCAGTAACGTGAAGTCCATGATAAACCTCTTTGTACATTTTTAAATCTTCATCGCAACGTGCAACCAGCACATCGCGCCCTATTGTCTGTAATCGTTTCTTCGCAGCCATAGTACAGGTTACGCCTGCAGTATCGCTATCGAAAGCCAGTACAACAGTTTTGTGCTGTACGGCAGTAGCAAGGTGCTTCATCTTGAGCACTGTACCTTGCAAAGCCAGTGCCGACACACCAGTCAAGTGATGTATCTTGATTGCAGAGAGTATATCTTCAGTCAAGAAGAGAATCTCTGAGCCTTTCAGGTATGCTTCGCCTTCGTTGTAGGTCAACCACTTGGGCTGACGGACACCAGTGTAATCCCTACCAAGCCATGCAGTGCCTACATTGAAGAGCAGTCGGTTTTCACTTTGGATTACACCTTTCAGGTAAGGTTCTACAAGCTGTAACCACATTCCCTTGCTGATTAGGAATTTCATTATCTGTAACTGCACGTCCCTTTGCAGGACGGACAACGGTAATCGGTGTGCAAGTGCAGCAGCGTACGTATTTATCGAATCCCGTTTAACAAATTGCACCGCTTCTACACGGTGCTTCAGTACGCTGGCACTCGCTTTGCAGTGGAAACAGTATGCACTCCAACGCTCTGGCTCATTCCTGATGACTAGGTTAGGACGGCTTTCAGCGCCATGATATATCCGTTTGCTCTCACCGACCTGCAGTCTTTGGGCATCGGCGAGCCATTCGTCTTTGTGCATACTACTTCCTTTCGGCAACTACTTAAGCTTCAGAAGGTACACCTGCTTTTACTTCGTCAGTACCAAAGCGCAAGCTGTTCAAACCAACGACAATCAGTTTGTCTTCGGCAACAACGGCGTAATGTGCTGTACCTTGAGCATCAACGTGTCGAGCCAAGACTTCGCATTGTACTTCACGAGTAGTTTCAGCACGACCGAGTTTAACGCTGGCAGTAAACGGCATCGGGCGGTTTTCTTCTTCCAGTGCAGCTTCGACACGGCGTTCCAGTTCCACCAAGTAAGCACGGTCAGATTCCAAGCGGTTCAGCAATTGCTCTTCAGACAACTTGCCAGCATCAGCAGGCATATCCAAGACCAGTTTGGTGCGGTCAATGATGTGCTCTTTGGCAGTGAAGCCCTCGCCCTCACGGACTTTGAACAATTGTTTACCGTCCATCACAGCAGTGTCCACGACAACGACAGGCACTTCTTTGTAAGTGTCGGTTTCAGGGTTGTTCGGGCTACGACGGCCTTGCTTCATGGTTACGGTTTGACCGACTTCCACTTTGGTAGCTTCACGCAGTGCTTCAAGGGCTTTGGTGTGGCGCTCGATGCGTTCAGCAACGGTAGCCTTTTTAGCAGCAGCTTCAGAAGAGTTCAGGGAAGAGGTAGGTTTGATAGTTTGTTTCATGGTAGCTCCTTTCATGAGCGTTGGTTAAGAAAGTAAAGTAAATAAAGAACAAGGTTAGGTTAATAACAGGTGCACTCAGTACAGTACTGAGTGCACCACCAGAGAATCAGTCTTCTACAACCTTGAAGTCCTTCAAGGACAATACACCTTCAGGAGCTTCGACAGGAATCTGGGTGCACATAGCAGCCTTATGCGTAACACCATCGCAGGTAGTCGCATCAACCATTGCACCCAGATACACATGCTGGTTATCAAAGCCCATCACAATATATGTACCATCAGCACGTTGCAACGGCATACCGAGCTTCAGACTGTCCACAGACAACACTGTGTTAGCTTTAGGTATAGTGATAGGTTGAAGTTCACTACAGGTCAATTCAAAGTATTTAAACTTAGATTCCGCCCATGCATAGAAAGTGTAGCTTGTGTCATCTTTACTAGTCATAGTGATGGCTACAGGGAGATTATGAGGTGGGCTGTAGCGCATAACGCGCATTACATGTTGTAATGTATGGTCAGCAGCATTTAAGAGACGGCTGCGGTCGCGTTGAATCCAATGAGTATCCCCTACTGCATTAAAGACTGCGCTGTAATCTGCATGTACAGATTTCACGTGCTTAGTACATTTTAAACGCACATGATACCCAGTATCACTATAGGTTGTAACTGCAACCACATGGTACTCATTACCTAAGTGGTCTTTAACGTACATACCTTCTTTAATATCTTTAAACTGCATTGTTGCTCCAATCAATTTCAATGATTACAGAATTACCCTCAGATTTAACCATGTAGTCAAAGCTGAGGTCATCAAGGATTGCACAAACACAATCTTGCATGTTCCTTGTTACATAGTACTTCAGGCTATATTGACCCATCGCTGCTGCGTTCTCGATGATACGCAGCACATCAGGGAAACTGCCTGCAGTCCTAATGTCTTTGCTTCGGGCATCGGCAAGGTGCTGCATAGCCTTAGGCGTGATGTTCAGTTCTTCAAAGCGCATACTCAGTCCTTTGATGTGATAGCATTCAGCAAGGCGCAAAGGTCTTGCCATGATTTGACCGCAAGGTATGCACCGCTTTGCCATGTATCAAAGGCAAGGTGCTGCCAGTTCATCACGGATTCGCCACGATGTAGCAGCCATGCTGCGACTACACCACGCCATTCAGCGAAGTTACAAACGTAATCCTTCTGTAATCGCCACATGATTTGGGCAACCACGCCAGCGGTGTTCAGCGAAGGGTAAATCTCGAAGATAAAGCGGTCATCACGGAAGTCCTTTAGGAACATACCGCTATCGTGCACGGAGAGTTTCAGCATACGGTCTGCTACTTCTTCTTCAAGGAATGCGCCAGCTTCGATGTACTGATACACAATATCGCGCACGGTAGGTTCAGCATCTACATCGTCAGCAAAGCTTACTTGGAGTACTACGGGAGCAAAGTCAGGCGTATTGCACTCAGGCTCTTCGCAGCTTAACTCAGCATACAGTTTAGCACACTCCTGCAATGCTTCTTCGTAGTCTTTCAATGCTACGCATCGGCGGATTTTTAAAGCTGCTTGCATAGTACCATCAAAGCTGTCAGCAACTTCGTACACATAACCACCATACAGAATGCCATAGCGGTCATTAGGTGCAAGACCCTTCTGCATAATAACCAGTGGATAGATTTCGCCTGCTGAGTGCTGTTGCACTGGATTGCCATTGGGCAAGTGCCCAGTATTAGCTTGCACTTTCCCTTGGATTTTCATAGTGGTACCTTTCATAGTGTAGATTGATGCGCTGAGCGCACGGCGATGGTCGCAATGAATGAAGCATCAGGCATCAGGCAGCACGCTTCTGGACTGTTCCAATAAGCACGGAAATCGTCCAGCGAGTACAATTCATAGGACACGGACAGTTCCTTAGCGATTCTGTCTTTAGCATCGGATACAGAATCAAAGACCATTGCAGACAGTTTGTCCATTACGATTGGGCTGGCTTTGCCCAGCGCAGGGCAGTGCAGAATGTAGAATTGCATGATAACTCCTTAACCAAACAGCCAGCATAAGCCAGCAACGACACTTGCACCGATGACTGCACCTTGCAGCATACGGTAGCGCATGTATAATTCATTGATGATTTGGTCTTGTTCGACCACGCTGGTTTCCCCAGCTTCATAACGTTTCAACAGGTCTTTCATAGTTCACCTATTTTCTTCAAGTAAAGGTATTCGTGCATGCGATTGCTCACTAATGAGCGCATACGCGGTTTAGTCTGTAGGATATAATCGGCAATGACTTCGAGGTCATAACTACAGAAGTCATTGTCCTTAAAGGCACTAGGCGTTTCAGCCCTGTATTGTCTGAGCCATGCCAGTAATTCTTCTTTGCTTGGTAAGTACAGGTACTCCAAGCCCCAGATTAACTCAAGTGCATAGGCAGGGTGCTTCAGCATTCGGACTAGTATCCAGTCTTCTTTCGTTGAGCCATTAGGATAGGTCATCTTGAAGACAGCTTTACCGCCTACGTCATTGAGCCTACTCAGCACACCATGTACTACAGTTGCAGACTGATTCGGTTTCAAGCTTTGGATTGCTTTCAGGATATTCATGCTAGAACTCCTCAAAGAATTCAGGATTGAAACAGCCCCACTCCACGCTATAGGCTTCTTGAGCATACAGCGTGCCTTCCAAGCCTTTAGCACCTTGCCAAGCAAATGCTACAGCGTGCTCATTGTAAAGCTGCATGAAGGTTCTCCATGCCTGAAGATGTTTGAACAACAGGTAAGGTGTGGTTACACCGACCCAGCGAGTATGCGTAGTGCCGTTGTTGTTTGATTGACGAATATCAATCAGCCCTAAAGAAGACGCCAAAGTACGTTCTAATGACTTACGTAAACCATCAGTGCCACGGTAAGCGAAATCTAAATGCACTTCAAAATTCACTTGGATTAACGCTTGTTGTTCCATTGCTTTGCGTTGCTTGTTTGCTTTTTGAAGATTCCATACAAAGTCCATGATTAGTCCTTTCTCTATACATGGTTGAACAAGGAAACTCAGCTAATACGCGGAATCGGTTTGCAAGTGCAAGGCTTACAAGTCTATGCCCTGTACCGTTCCTTTGCTGATTACTGAAGCCTGCTCAATAGAACAGGCTTGGATAATAAACAATTAACCTAAGCATTATCAGCGTTCACGGATAGATTCACGCTTCTATCTAACGCATGCAATTATACAGGCCATAGCATGGTATGTTGTTTCCTGTAATCCTGGCTGTTACTACTTCCAGTCTTTGAGGATTCCTTCTAGTTATCGGCGTTTATCCTTCCCTTACAATCGGGCTTTGCCTCAAGCATGTAGTGTTCTAATCAGTCAATGCTATTCTGAATGCCTTCTCAATGCGCTGTCTTGATAACCGTCTTACCTGCCATCAGGTCTTAGGGTAACGTATCGTCAAGACGTTGCATCTTCCAGCGTTTTCAATTAAAGAACGAGTAAAGCGAATGATACAGGAAGCTATGTTAATGTACGTTAGCTTATCGTAAAGCTATGTAATCTTCTTTGCTTCGTACTTCTTGCTTACTGAAGCCTGCTTGTAATCAACAGGCTTGGATAAACAGGAAGTCTATAGCTTAGGCTTGACGGCTTTTCACCGCTTCTTCCAATGCTTTCAACGCTTTGATTTCCGCATCATTCAAATCGGTATGTTCTCGTAAGCGTTTAATCATTGACTTCAGACTATTGGCAAAGATAGCAGCGGTGCTAATCTCGGCCTTAGGTTTGTCACTGCCCAATGGTCGGTAATCATACCAAGCAACGTTGGCCAGCAAGTCTTGCTTTTCCTTAGCTTCAGCTTCGTCTTTGATAAGCTTGAACGCAAATAGGCCTTTCTCAGCGCGTGCATCAGGCTTTTGCATACGCACTGGAGCTGTAGCTAATGCATACTGTTGCAATTTCTCTTTCTGCACACCGCTTGGTAACTCAGCAAACAGTCTGTTCAGTAAGCTAACATCACCATGTGCATAGGCATGATGGATAGTTACGAATAAAGCTTCTTGGATTGCTTCACGGCTATTGGTAGTAGCTTTGACAGCCTTGGTGATTTTGGCTTGGATTTGTTTCTTTGTGATGATTTGCATGATATTTCCTTTCGTGAAATGATTTACTTTGCACTTGAACAATGAAGCACTAAGCGATTTGTTTGTTTGCTTTCGTGTGCTTCCATGGCTTCGCATTGTACAGACAGTTTTGTTAAGTTACGCATTGCAAAAGTAAAGAATGTGTAAACTAAGCGTAAAGAAACAGTAAAGAATCTATGCTACATCTAGGATTCCGATAAGGTTTAGCAGGCTATCTACTTGTATTTACTGGATAATATCCGCTATTACCCGATAATAAAGCATGTGCACGCTGTATGTACCCAGTATCTAAGCTATTGATTCCTAATGGCTATATTATAACTTATTGTTTCTACTAGGTATTCTAAATGCTAACCGTTATCAATTAGTTCTCACTTAAGTTACTATCTCTATAAACTCTTGTATTCACTAAGGAATACGCTATTTGTTCTTCGTATATATACAAGTAATAACTGAGTACTTCCCTAGATAGTATCCGT